GTAACTATCGAAGAATTTCAGTCTGGTGGCTGGACTACGATTGAAACCGTAACTTCTGCGGTAACTGAGATGACAGCGTATAGTGGCAGGCTTACTTTGGTTGCTTCAACGAACTTGGTGCGAATGAAGTTTGCAGGATCAACGTACTACAATCATAAGAACAGAGCATTGTTTGAATACGCTTATAGCTCAGATGCAAAGGTTCCAGTCTACAAGCCGTACTTCCAAGTTAGTACACCGGACGATTTCCAAACTGCCGACCAGATTGTTCAGATAGACTCAGGCTACGATTACAAGCCTAACTATCGCATTGAACGGAACAAATACATTTACCTTCCATGGGATTTCGACGGTTCGCTTAGGGTTGTTTACAATCCTGTTCCAGCCACGTTGACTGCCACGACTGACACAATGAGCGTAGATGATATTACGGCAAGTGCAATCTCGTACTATGCTGCGGCAAGATTAGCTCCGTTTGAGAATCAATCGTTGGTAAACTACTTTGAAGAAAAGTTTAACGAACTTAAGTATGAAATTCAACGTGATTTTAAAGCACCAGAGGAATATATGACTGATGCTTACAGTTAGGTGGTGATGGAATGGCTACGTTCAAAGCGGCGAAAACGCCGAAACCAATAGAAATGAATACATTCCTCGGACTTAACGAGAGTGTTGGGGAAACTGAGATTAAATTCGGTGAATCCGTTGAGCTACGAAACTTTCGGATCACTAACAACTTTAAGGTTCAAAGTAGGCCGGGGCAACTTACCTTGCTGGACTACGAAAACGAAAAGAATATCAACGGTTTGTGGTATGGTTGGATTACTCCTAACGAAGGCACTCCGAAAGAAATACTTATAAGTATAAACGATGGAAAAGTGTATGAGTACAATTTTAGTACCGAAGTTAATTCTTTGCTAGGAACGATAACAGACTCACCTTGTAGCATCTTTTGGTTCCAAAGTAAAATATACTTTTTGAACGGAACGGACTATAAGCAATATGATGGCACAACTTACGCAGATGTCGTTGGATATATACCGACAGTTTACATTAACCGAGAACCAGACGGAACTGGTGGCACAATATTTGAACCTATCAACTTGCTGACTGGCGTTAAGAAAATGACGTTTATCGCAGATGGTACTTCTACAACTTACGTTTTGCCTGAAACAGATATTGGCGCAGCCTTGGTAGAACTTGACGATGCAGGAACTCCAGTTGTTGAACTTGTTGGATTCACCGTTGACCGAACTGCTGACGATGGAGCAGAGATAGACTTCTCTGCAGGTTCTTCACCTTACGGCGCACCAGCAGACCAAAACGAAGTAACTGTGTACTGGACAAAAGTTGTCTCTGGACACTCCGACTTAGTTAAGAAAAATGCTTTTGCTATTGACTTCGGTCCGGGCAACGATACGGCAGTCTTTATTTGGGGCAACCCAGACGCAAAGAATAGACGTTCGTGGTGTGGTACACTTGACGCAAGTTATTGGCCTGTATTTAACTTCACTTTGATAGGAACCGACCAGTTTGCAATCACGGATATTGCTGTTCAGTATAGCAGACAGATTATTCTAAAAGAAGATAGAGCGTTCTTCAGTAAACCTGAATACGTTTTAACAACCGAGTCATACATTTATCCAGTTTATGACTTAAATGAAAGAGTTGGGAATGTAGCTTTCGGTCAGTCGCAGGTGGTTGAGAACAATCCAGTTACGCTTTCAGGAAAGTCGATGTGGCGGTGGAGTAACACGCAAGTCGAGGATGAACGGAACGCCAATATAATCTCTGAGCGCATCAGACAATCGCTAGAGGACTTAGACCTTTCAACCGCAGTAACGCTTGACTACGAGAAGGAAAAAGAATACTGGCTTAATATCGGTAGTTACGTTTATATCTGGAATTACGGAAATGACACTTTCTACGTGTATGATAATATTTCGGCAGAACGGTTCGTACTTGGCTATGATACAATTTATTTCGGTGGAACCGGTAATGGTAAGATAATCGAGATTAACTCAGACTACGTGAATGATGATGACGTGGCTATCGAGAATGAAATGGAACTCGGGTTCACGGACTTCGGTATCGGAAACTACCTGAAGAACTCACGTAAGATGTGGCTCACGATTGAACCTGCAAGTCGGACTTCGGTTTCAACCTTGTGGCAAACGGATCGTAAGTCTTTGACAGACGACAATGCACTCGAATACAAATTCGTTTTAATGGACTACGGCGCTATTGATTACGCAGACTGGTCTTACGAAACAAATAGAAACCCTCAGCCGACACGATTTAAGATACGTGCCAAAAAGTATTCGTACATTAAGTTTATATTTAAGAACTCCGAAGCCGATGAAACGCTTACCATACTATCACTGAACGTCCAAGCTGAAACTACGAGCGAGGTGAGGTAATGGCTGACAAATTTAGGGTTCAATCTTACGATAACAAAAATGCGATAGGCGAGGTTTATACCGCCGATAAGATAGATGAGTTGGTTAAGGATAATAGCGGTACAATAAGTCATCCTTCCCTATCCCTCTTTCTGGGCGTTCAATCAACAGACATAAGAGGGTCATCCGGCGTTGTCCCAATCTCCGACCCACCAAATATAACAGATGTTGATTACACCTTTACTTCGGCAAACAATAGTATCACCTGCAACTTCACAGGCCGAGTTATTATAGATTTCACAGCGTTTGTGTATACTGATAGCACATCGGTTAACCATAACGTAAACCTAGATATTCGACTCAATGGAGTGTCAGATAAACAATTTGCGTATGAGTATGACAATGATGAAACAGATGATTTCCCTGGGTCGCCAAGAACGTATTCTTGGGCTATGGAAGTGGCTAGTGGACAATACATAGATTTCATGGGGTATGCGGATTCGGATAGCGGATTAGATGCAGGCAGTGTTATAAGAATTCTTAGAGTTAAATAAAGGAGGAAAATATGGCTAAAGTAATTTTAACGCAACAAACAGATACGCTAGACGCTCATTCTGGTTTAGGCGATAAGCCTAACACCAATGATGGATTATCTGCAACTCAATTAAAAACTCGTTATGACCGAGATGTCAACCGAAATAAGACATTCCTTAATGGAACGTTGATTGCCGAACTTCAAGCTAACGACGGTGCATACGCAATCGGTTACGACGGAACCGAAGATAATGTCGGGGATATGCTTAACACGATAATCTCGGCAGGAACAGGAACGATACCACCAGACGGTACTATAACTGAAGCTAAGATTGTTGACGGTTCTGTAACTGAAGCTAAGATTTCTGATTCACTAGCACAAAATATTTTTGCTTCATTTTCACCATCTCCGTTTTATCTTTACGACGCATCAGATAAAACAGTTAGTGTGGATGAAAACTTATCTGGTAATATAGGAGTTTACAACAATTTAACTATCAACGCAACAAAAACACTTACTTGTACAAACAGAACTTCCTTCATATACGTAAAAGAAACATTGACTTTAAATGGAGATATTTCGACAATAAATGCAGGTATGCAAGCTACTGATAAATCGGCTACATCCGATAATCAAGGCGGCGACGGTGCTGGGAATGTTATTATTTTTTGCAAATCAATTTCTGGAACCGGAAACATATATGCAAGTGGTGGAAGTGGTTATGATGCTACTGTATATACTGGTACTAGCCAAAATAATGCAGGTTCAGTAGTGAGTGGAAATCTTGCTGGTTTAACAAATGGAGCAAACGGAGATAAATTATTTAACATATTATTTAACCAATATCTTGTAGCGTTGACAGATGCTTCTGATGCTGGTGCTTTTGGCGGATATGATGGAACATCAAGTTATACCTACGCTGTCGGGGGACATGGCGGAGATAGCCCTTACGTTTCTGGCGGTGCAGGTGGTTTAGCATCTCTTAGTGATAAAGGCTCTGGTGGTGGCGGTGCAGGCGCAGGCGGAACTGTTATCATTATAACCATAGGAAGTATTTCTGCAATAGGTATTGACGTATCAGGTGGTTCTGGCGGAAATGCAGGTGTACAATCTCATGGTAATGGAGGTGGAGGTGGTGCAGGTGGACTTGTAAATATTATGGGTGTATCTGATTCTTCTGTTAAAACTCTCACTGGTGGTGTAGGAGGAACAGCAGGAACAACTTCTGGTGATGCAGGTACTGTTGGCGGAACAGGTTACTACGAATTTTTCGAGTTGGCTTAGGGGGTATGAAATGGCAACTATTGATGAACTAAGACGACAACAACAGAAACAGGCTGCCGACAAAGGAACCAGAGATGCTACCGGAAAGAAAGTAACAGACTCTGGCTTTGATGTTGGAACAGTAAAAGTAAACGAAAATTACCTTCAACGCCTAGCTTCCGGTAATGACATATCTGGCAAGGAACTCCGTGGTGGAACCGAAGTTAGTACTTCCACTGGCACTTCAGACTCAGGCTCAAGTTCTGGTACGCTTGGTGATATTCAAAGACAACGTACAATCAATTCCTTAAAAGCCACCAGAGATAAGGCTCTCGGAACTTTGTCTAGGAACGAAGCCGAGATTGCCCCTGCCTACCGTGGACAAGTAGGTCAAGCAAGAAGTGAGTCCGCAATAACAGGCAGAGTCTTTAACGACTTCTTAGCTGAACGTGGTTTGCAATCTAGTGGTGTCGCAGCACAAGGTGAACTTAACCGAAGTGCAGGACTTCAAACGCAGATAGGAACTATCCGTGAGAACCAAGCTGGCGCTTTGTCTGATATAGCTTTGCAAAAGGCTCAGGCTCAAACCGATTATAGCTTAGGTGAACAGAACGCAGACTTAACTAATCAAGAGTATGGATTGAACCAACAACTTTCAGCTCAACAAGCTGCTTCAGCTAGGGCTTTGCAAATAGAGGACTTACAACTTTCTGCACAAATTAAAGAAGCGCAGGCAGTAAATGATTTTGGCAGAGAACAGATATTGGTTGACGCTAAGAACCAAAACGCTATCAAATTAGCTAATCTTAAAAGTGCATCTGATGCTGCGCAAATTAGATTAACGGCAAGCCTAAGACCTGCAAGCACACCAAAAACCAAAGAACCTACTCCTGCCGAACAGATAGCACAACTTCAACAAAACACGGCAACAATTCTAAGCCAATATGGAGTGTCATCTGCACTTGACTTTTTAGAACAGAATAAACTACCAATGGTTGCTGATTTTGGTGAAGAACAAGCTATGCTCATTTATGATGATTTAGTCGAAAGAACAACAAAAGGTGGCATGGGTGATTTGGTAGAAAACTTCTACAAAAATAAAGTCCCACTAGCATTTCCAGAGGTGTAAATTATGGCATTGATTAGCATAGAAGATTATCTTCAAAGCAAAAACGTTTCGCCTACTGCACCCACTACGTCTACATATAGCGGTGGGTTTATTAGTGCAGACGATTATATAGCTGGTTTGTCAGCTCAGAAGGTTACACCGAGTGTAACGGCCCCAACTTCCACTAAAACAGTTACGCCGTCTGTTAGCAAACCTACCACATCTTATACTGCACCTTATGTTACTCCGCAACAACCAATAGCACCACCGAAGGATGTAGACATTTCTAGCATACTTAGACCGACTGGCTATCAAGCTACTCCGACTGGTTTAACTCCACAAGAGATAGGTGCAAAGGCTGTTCAGTCTGGTGGTTATTTTCCTACGTTGCCTGACTTGAAACTAGAGAAAGCTCAGACTGCAACTGACCGTGATATAGCAAGCATTAAAGAAGAGGCCCTATCTATTAAGCAGAAGTCCTTGCAAGACCAACTTGCAGAAATAAATAAAAGCATAGGATTTAAAACCGATCCTGAAGTTGTAAGTGAGCAAACTAAACTTCAAGCTGAACTTCAAGATGTGTCTGCTGAACTTAACACTAAGACCCTTGGTGTAGCAGAAGGTTTGTCTAAACTTTTGCCTGTTACTAAGACTTTTACCGAAACTCAGCAGGAACGCAGAGAGTTATTTGGGCAAGCTCCTTCAACTGGTATAGAGAAAGCTAAGGAATCTACTGGATTCCAAACTGCTTCTGTCGCTACTCAACTCGCAGGAAACGTTCTACTTTATACTGGACTCAATCAAGCAGTAAAAGGCATCGGTGCTGCAAGCAAGTTGGGAAAAGTTTTAGGTATAGCAACCAAAGGCCCTAAAGGAAAGGCTATTGCTACTTTCGCAGGTACACAAGTCGCAGATTTATTCGTAGACTTAATGGCACAAGCACCAAAAGAAATTATGGATTCCATAGCTGACGATGATACGTTGTCTGAATTTGCTAAAAAAGAACTTACTAATCGTGGTATCGACGTTGGTATCAACCTTCTTATCGGTGGGTTTATATCAAAGGATATGTTGCAAGAAGCATTTAAGAGTGTAGACCCTACGCTTATCCCTGCATCAACTAAACGGCTCGCAGACCAAATGGGAGTCGAAGCTAAGACTATCCAACAAGAACTTGGCATACCTGAAGGAATGACATACGAACAATTTATGCGTGGGCAGAAGAACTTAGCTACCGAGATTGCTGAAGTTTCCGCAAGAAAAGGTAAGCCGAAGTATAAGTCATACAGAGAATTATACTCTAATACGTTCACACGTAACATTAAGAATACTTTCGGCGAAGGTTCTACTGGCTGGAAAATGTTAGTTGAACCATTAGAAAAAGCCAAAAAAGGATTAGCCGAAGATGTTCAAATGTGGGCAAAAGAACTTGATGTCAATATAGTTAAAAAGTTTGGTATAACCAAAGGTAGCACTGAATCGGCAGCAGTCCAAAAGATTGGTGAAAGAGTTATAACTTTGGAACAACTTCAAGCTAGCTTCCCTACTAAGTGGAAGCAAATATCTCAAGCGTCTGACTGGTTCCGTAGCAGATACGATACGTTACTTGCTGAGGTAAATAAAGCAAGAGCAATAGCTTATGGCCCCGGTAAAGAAATACCTGCTCGCCAAGACTACTTCCGTCATATGCAAGAACTTAGTGGCGACCAAACAAAAGTTAAAAGTATGTTTGAACGTGATGCTGAAGGCCCTGCCAATATATTCAAAGGTGGGGATTTTGCTAAACCGCAAGGTAAGACTTCTTCGATGATGAAAGAACGTACTGGCGAAGAAACAGTTTACGATGCCGTAGGTGGTTACTTGAATTACATACCAATGGCAGGTTACGCAAAACACATTGACCCTTACACTAAACAGGTTGTAGATTTTACTGAAATATTTACTTCAAAGCCAAAACCTAAATCAGCAGAATCTTTTGTCAAGTACCTAGAAGATTTCTCAGATGGGCTTACAGGGAAGCCGACTGCCTTTGAAAGCAGGTTTGGCGATTCTGGATTTGTTAAATCAGCTAGAGCCGTAAACGGTTTAGCTAAGAAAAATGCAATCCTTTACAACTTATCCACTACGGCTATGCAGGCAGCGAATATACCTAATGCCCTAGCTTTATTGCAAGACCCAGTTTCTTCTCTCAAAGGGGTAAAAGACTTCTTAGGTTCCGCAGGTGGTGGCGGTCATAAGTCATTATACGACGATAGCGGTTTCCTAAAAGAACGTTTCGGGGATAAACTGTTACGTAGTTTTGATAATAAACTAAAAGACCAACCAGAGAAGTTTTCTCGTTGGTTGCTAGAAGTCGTTGATGAAATGTCAACAAAGTATATATGGAGTTCAGCTTACGAAAAAGCTATAAAAAATGGCGAACTTGATCCTTCGCTTTTTGCAGATAGACTTACAAAAGATGCAGTTGCAGGACGTGGCGTTGCTGACATACCGATGCTTCAAAAGAGTTTCGGCGGTCAGATGGCTATGCCTTTCACTATTGAGGTTGCCAATGAACTTGCGATACAAAAAGAGTTCTGGCAAAACTTAGGAACAGGCGTAGTAGGTAAAGATTTAAAAAAAGCCAAGCAAGGCGCAATAGGATTGATTACTCTCTATATGGGTAACTTTCTTTTTAACAATGTAATGGAAAACATAACTGGTTACAGGCCAAAGATGGACGTGATAGATGCTGTCATAGACACGGCAGAGGATGAAGATGCAAATGTTGGCACTTACGCAGGGAGAATTGCTGGTGAACAATTATCTAACATTCCCGGCGGTGCTTGGCTTGCAAAACTATATCCTGAATATGGGATAGCCGACGTTACTCCAACTCGTTCTGAGTTGTTTGGAGAAAGCGACCCCGGAAGATTTGGTTCTCCATTACTTGCTGTCAGTGCTATTAGCAACCCTGCAAGATATTTGTTATCTCCTTTCGGTGGTGGTAGCCAATTTTCCAAGTCTATGAAAACTCTTAGAAGTGCAGACTTACTCCCATTGGCAGAACCCGGCACGCAACAAAGTTTGCTTGACGCATCACAGAAAGAAATTGGTGCTAGGGCTGTCCAATCCGGTGAGTTTGAATTGCCAGAAGAGAGGGTTCCTGTTACAGGTACTTACACTAAAGATTTCAGCAAGCTAAGGAAAGCAGTTGACTTTACTCCTGCCACGTTAGCTAAGTCTTTAGCTTTTGGAACCAGTTCATTACAAGAGTCTAAAGATTTCTACGATAAAGAGCAACGACAACTTTCAGAAAGACAAACAATCGGAGTAACAACTTTACAGAATGAACATAACATCTCAGCTAAAGAAGCTGTTGACTTCTTGCAGGCTGTTCGTAGCGCTGGTGCTGATTCTAAGAAAGAATGGAACGAAGTTCTTGACGGATTCAGCTTTACAAGAAAAGAAGAACGTGCCATACTTGACAACTTGTTTCCTAAGAGTAACTGAAAGGACTGATACATGGAACAGACAGTAAAGCTACTGCAAGAAAAGTGCGAACAATTAGTGTCCTTCGTTGCTGCTCAAAAAGAAACAAATAAGATGTTAGGCTATAAACTTGATGGCTTAACTAAACGCAACGAGATATTACTTGAACTTGTTTCCGACATAAAGGTTATCGCCGTAAGCCTAAGAACGCAAGGAACTGCGATAGAAAAACTTAGCAACGATGTTGATGAACTAAAGAGCATACCTTCCCAGAGATTTGACAGAATACTGTATATCATTATTGCGGGCGCAGTCGGAGTTATTTGCGGGCTTATAACCAGTCGTCTAACGTTAGGAGTATAATTATGAAATGCTTCGGAATTAAATTAGTCGTCGTGGGTTTACTGTTCGGCATCATAGTTGGAACTGCAACATATAAGCCTAGTATCGAATCGGCAACTTATTATGACCTTATAGAAGTTCCTGGCATTGGACACGATACGGCTGTTGATATACAACGTTTTTGCGAAGTATGGGAGAACGTTAAAGTAGACGAACTAGAAAACATTGATGGAGTTGGGCCGATACGATTACGGTCATTGAAGGAGAAATACAAATGAAAAACTCAGCAGTAATTTATCAGTTTGCAGTCCTCGCAGGTATCCTCGGAATAATCGCATATAGCATGGTAGTATATGGCGCACCTAATGAAATGGCACTTGGCGCACTCGTAGGTTTGGCAGTCGGTGTAGTTAGTGAAGCAACGAAGGAGTAATCATGGCAATTACTGGTATAGAGTTATCTGCACGTAAGAATAAAGAAACACTTGACTTCCACGGTATAAGCAAATGGCATGAAATGGGGTTCACTGGCAAGGGTATCAACTACCTTGTCATTGACCTTGATGAAGGACATTCTTCGGATGTACGCTGTCAGTTCTCTAGGGTTTCCCCTGATAGCATGGTTATGGAATCACAGATACGTAGTACCATTGAAGATGGAGAGTTAAAAAGTTGCGACATTGTTACAAGACAAGGTGAACGCCTTGACCTACAGGAATTTGTAAAGAAATACGACATCCACATAATCGGTCAAAGTGTTGGTGGAAAAACTAGGTCGCCGTTAATTGATGCTTACCTGAAAGAGACTGGTTGCGTCCTCATTGGCTCGGCAGGAAACGGTGGTAGGCGTGGTACATCTGGCATAATGCGGAACGTAGGTATCTTAGCTAGTGCTATCTATCTTTTTGATGGCGAGATTAAGAGGGAAATATACTCGGCAATCGGCGATGATTACCTAGACTTCTCAGTTCTTCATGGTGCTTTACACGGAACATCTTTCGCACAGCCAACGCTTTCAGGTATGGTGGCTTTGATTATGAGCCGTTACGGTATTATGACACAAGAAGCGATATATGACTTATTCAAGACAATCTGCATAGATACTGGAGAGCCTGGTTTTGATACTAGACTCGGTTGGGGCGTACCAATATTGCCTGAAGAAATGGAACTGGAGGAAGAAATGAAACACACACTTGAACTTTGGCTAGACAAACATACCTACAAGATTGACGGAGTTAGCAAGAATACAGATGTTGCCCCTACTATTATAAACGGTAGGACTATGACTCCTGCAAGGCTCGTAGCAGAAGCTATGGGTGGCACAGTTGGTTGGGTTGCTGATGAACGTAAGGTAACTGTTGAATGGGAGGACACCCTGCCGGAAAAGTAGAACGCCCCACCTTCCCTTTTACTGACATTTATAAAACTAGGGTAACTCTTAGGTACGGGGCGAAATCTTTAAGCGACGGATCAGTTCCTTGGAAGGCAGGAGTCCATGCAGGTTTAGATCTCGTATGCTCAGACGTGCCTTTAATCAAGGCTATCCGTGGTGGCAAAGTTATTCGTAGCAGAAACTATGGCGCTTGGGGAAACTATATCGTTGTAGAGCAAGAGGATGGCTTGTATTGCATTTACGCTCACCTTTCCACGCGATACGTTGAGGAAGGTAGAACCATTGAAGAAGGAACCGTTATTGGAATGATGGGTGCTAGTGGCTACGTTACTGGAAGGCACTTACATATCGAACTTCAGTCTGATTACTACAACGCTTATTCCCACGTTGACATCGCAAGGTATCTTGGCATAGTAAACGAAGCCGGGAACGTAAGGTACTTGTAATTCCGTGCGAGGTGTGATACAATGTATTTAGTAGGAACATTGCAGTCGCTAGACATAGCGATAACGTGATGCTAATCTTTCGGCTCGGGGAAGTCGTCAGCACTTCGGTATTCCCCTTTCATTGATAACTTCAGGTATAAAACACCTCCTTTCTTTAACCCCTAGTTGACGCTAGGGGTTTTTCTTTGCCCACTTGTCAATTCAAATCTAAAAAACTTTAAAAAAAGAACCCCGAAGGGTTCTCAGCGTAGCTATTAGAATGGTAGAGAATCCGATTCTTCGGCATCCTTCTTAAATTCTTCCACTTTCTTCTCGTCGGCAGGTGGAGTCTTAGGTTGCGCCCCCTCAAACTTGGCAAGCACAGCTTCCTGCAACTCAAGTCTAAACTCCTTGCTGATCGGAAAGCAAATGTCCTTGTACTCGTCGTCCTTATCCTTACGGCTGGGCATACCTAAGAAATAACCGTTGCTTCCGGAGATAATCTTGATACTACCAACTACGAAAGCGTTGTCGAATGTTACGCTCGCTAACCCCTTCATGCTACCTTTATCATACGGTGTAACTCTCACGTCTGTAATTTCCATATTATTTTTCCTCCCCAAACTTAATATCAATGCACTCTGGTCTATGGTGATGTGTCCAAACTAACATCACGAAGTTCCATATAAATGCTCTATCATGGCGCTCATCTGTTAATCCCATTCTGTGTTTTAAGTAATGCCGTATTCCACTATCAATGAAACAATGGATAGGTTGCCCAAGATAAACATTCCTCTCTCCATATTTGCTACCACCTGCTTCAAAGTGTTTTGCCAATTCTAGCATACTATAAGCCATTATATCTTTGCATCCGTTGTCCATATACTCTTTGACGAATACCTTGATAGCTTCTTCAATCTCCGTGGTGTTACCTGTTTCCACGTAAGCATTTGTGTGTCCGACTATTTTGTTATCTCCCATTAGCCTAGATGCTACATCTAAAGCGAGTAAATCACACCTTCCTTTTCCAACGCTTATATCTCTCACAGCACCGCTTGCAAACTCCCTGCGGTTGCCACTATCTTTGAGTTCGTTCATTCGATTCCTCCCATATTTTCTTTCCACTCCCACACTTTATGAAGTTTAACCCATGACTCAAGGCTACACGTTACTAGCCACCCCGTTCCGTTCTTCTTATGGAAAACCGTTGGCATACGGTTGTTTATCGCATCTCCTTCGGCTTGCTTCATAGCGTTGTGGATGTTTAACTTCTCCACAAATTTGCACTCAGGGTATATCCCGTGGAGTCCTACGATGTCGGCATCTCCGTTTGCTCCTGAGAACTGCTGCGATCTTCGGCACTCGTACCCATGTTTGTTAAGCGCCTTGCAAAGCATACGCTCTCCACGCTTACCTTTTTGATTTGAGTTTATTGCCATTCCACGTTCCCCCAATCCTCGCACACTCCCAATACTTTTCCAGCCGATTAAACCCTGCTCCACTTTCGTAGTTTCTACGCACCAATTCTTTTTCCCCTTTCTTGATACCGTGGTACGGCCCTATCTTTATCATACCGAACCAACCTTCTGGTAAGTTCCTCCCGCTTTCTCTAGCTCTACCTTCGTCTGTTGCAATACCTCGGATGTTCAATCCTGTTTGTTTCATATATATCATACCTCATTTCTTGGCAGTATGCAAGATTAACTTTCTATAAATCTCTGCGTTCTTTTATCAAACACCATTGGTATAGTTCCAGTCTGTCCATATCGGTTCTTTGATATAATTAAGTCGGTGTAAGGCTCAGTTGCAGGGTCTTTCGTGTAATACGAGTCGTTGTAAAGGAACATCACTACGTCGGCATCACGTTCTATGCTTCCACTTTCACCTAAGTCTGACAACATTGGCCGCTTGTCAACTCTGTCCTCTAACTTCCGACTTAATTGTGCCAGTACAATTATCGCAATATCAAGTTCCTTGGCTATCTGGTGTAACTTCTTAGATATTTCTCCGACTTCTTCGTGTCTGTTTCTCCCTTGCTTTCCGTCTACTAACTGAAGGTAATCAAGGATAACGTAGTCTAGGCCATTGGTTCTTTTCTCCTTGCGTATCTTACGAATGATGCTATCAAAGGTGTAAATGTCATCGTAGATTGCTAAGGGCATCTGCGAAATCTTGTTTCCTTGCTCAACTAAGCTCATAACTTCATCGTCATTTAAGTCGGCGTTCTGCATATCGTTGTAATCTAAGGTTCCTCTTACGCAAAACATTCTGAAACATAAGGCATCATCTAGCATCTCAAGTGAGAAGTTCGCACCTCGGATGTTCTTGTCTCCCATGTTTATCATGAGGTTTACCATCCAAGCAGTCTTTCCTTGCCCCGGACGTGCAGCTAAGATAACGGTGCAACCTTTCATCAGTCCGTGCAGTTTATGATTCAAGCCATCGTATCCGGTGTCAAGCCCAATTAAGCCTTCAATCTTAGAACGTCTGTCATACTCGGCTATGGCACGTTGGACCACATCTTTTATTGCAGGGCTTTTGTCTCCTTCCCTTGCTTCCAAAGTGATAGCGTCAAGCCTTTTCTCTATGTCAGCAGTAATGTTCTCGGCGATTAACTCAGTCTCAAGTTTCGTAGAAAGACTATCTGCTAAGTCTCGGTACTGTTTCATAGACCATACGTTCTTTATCTTTCCTGTGATGTACTTTATGTCAACAACCGTAGACTCCATCAGCTTTCCTGCGAGTTCCGAGTGCCAGTGAACGTTGTGGAACCTTTGCTCACATTTATCAGCGATCAAGGAAATCGTTATCCCCACTTCGTTGTCGGAAAGGCTAATCATCGACTCGTAGACCAACTTCGCTTTAGGATCAAGGAAGTATCTCGGTGCTAAGATTTCCTGCGCTACTTCAATCTTCTTGTGGTCGGTGTAAAGGTAAGATAATAAATCCCACTCAAAACTTTTCATGCCCCCTCACCTTTCTCCCACTCGTGTTCAGCCTTTAGCCAATCAGTGCTAGTACAACATACTGTATCGAGGATAGCCCTTGCCACCAAAAGTTTAACTCCGTACACTTGGCACGTCTGATACGTTGCAATAAACCTGCCTAAGTCTTTCTTCCCTGCGTTCTTTAGGAAACAACGGAAGCTCCGTTCTTTGTCCCAACCATACTCTTTCATAATGATAGTAACTATCTTAGCTTGGATTCCTTTGCCTGACATATCTTGAGACATTCTTTCTATAAGTCCGTTCTCTACCGCCATCTTCTTTACTGTTTTCATATCCTACCTCCTACATCCCAAAATCTAACGTCAAACTTAATTGCGATTTGTGTTGCTTTAACCTCTTGCAAGCCATATCGTAGTAGTCTTTATCTAACTCGAACCCTAGATATTCAAACCCTAAATCGTAACAAGCTATCAAGCTACTAGCAGAGCCAACGTGGGTATCGAGTATCTTATCGCCTTCTTTAGCATAGTTGGAGAGCAACCATTTGTATAATGCGACAGGTTTTTGAGTTGGGTGTATGCGATATTCTCCTGAATTTATTGCACCAAAACCAGTCCAATCAAAAGAAAAAAATCTAACCGCTGTCTTGTAATTAGTCCATGCTAATTCGCAATCAGCAAAATCTGAATTTGGATTCTGTCCATTTTTTTTCCACACAACCCAACAACTACTATCGTATGGTATTTTGGATATAAAGTGATTAGCCCCCCATATTATTTGTTTTTTTGATACTCTCAATAATTCTTTAAAATACTCTATTGATGGAGACGAAGAATCCCATTGTTTGTTTTCATGTATATGTATTTGTTTTTTATGTTTTCCTCTACCTTTTCTTGAATTGCTTTTTCTTCCATCTTCACCTATCCCATAAGGCGGATCAACTATCGCCAACTCAAAATAGTTATCTGGTATTTCCTTCATACCTTCCATGCAATCCATGTTGTGAAATCCTTTTAGTTCCATATCCTACCTCATTCCGAGTTCTGCTAATTTGGCTTTCAATGTACTATGTGCGACTTCAACTTCTACCGAGATTTTGCTTAAGCTAAGCCCTGCTTTCCGAAGTTCCTTTATCTTTTCTACTTTGGCTCGTGTTACTGAGGTCTCCACCTTACGGTATCCCTTGCCCATTAAGTTTCGCTCTTTGTAGTCTACCCAATCCGTAGTTCCGAGTATCTTTTTGGCATCTTTGCCTAACCTTTTAACTAAAGAGTTGAAGTCCTTACTAGCCCTACTTATATCTTTCGCCTTGATATAAGAATACTTCATCATGTCAAAGGTGGCTTTCTTTACATCGAAGTTGTCGTCGTAGAAAGGGCAACCCTCCCAACACTCACTCTTAACATCGGCGAAACACTTTCCGTTTATCCAACGTCCACAACTATTCATTGTCGGCCCCCTGCCTTTTCTGGTATTCCTCGTCAGTGATGCAATACTTCCACGCCATTGTTGCAACCAGTATACCGTGAGAACTGAAAGATGTATTACCATTACTCCAGCAACGATAAGGCCGTTCCTCTTTATATTCCTCTTTTTTATTAAACTCACAAAAATGTCTTGCTTCCCAAACGTGTTTTTCGCTATGTCTCACCCAAACCTTTGCGTCCACGGGCAAGTCCTCGGGAATAGTGTAGCGGGGGAGTTTTAAAATTCTAGCATCTCCTTTTATTAACATTACAAGCAAATCCTCGAAAGGAGTAGTAGTTTCAACACTGTGTAAACCATGTTCGCTCAACGAAAAAGTTGAGGACATTTCGCCAACAATCGAAGTAACTTTAAATTCTTCTTCTAATTCAACCCCTAGCATCTTCGCAACTTCTGGCATTTTATTCATCGTCGGCCTCCTTGAGCTCAATCACTTGATATGTTTCGCCAATATACTCATTGTCGCTAGGGCAACCAGTAGTAATCATTGTTAGAAATTCGCCACCTTTATAGTCGACTTCAAAACTATCCCCTTCTTTGCCATATTCCACATAAGTTTCTAGTTTCTCCATTGTTTCAACAATGCTTTTTGATGCTATATCCTTTCTGGACTTTCTGTATACATCATCATCATAATTGCAAGTTCTTAACAATTCAGCATCGCCGCTAGGATTAGACAAAATCCAACCTATTAAAATATCCTTCAGGTAATCAGACGCTTCAACCTCTTCTTCAAAAACAGATACTTTAGTAATATCTATACTTCTGTCATACCTTCCCTTGTCTGCATTAATAACAATAAACATACTTATTCCCCCTGCCTTTTCTGGTATTCCTTGTCTGTGATGCAATAAGCCCATGCGTAACTCGTTCCATAATTTGCCTGTGAAGAATGTTTAGTGTTGCCATCAGCAAAACAAAGATATGGCGCTTTTCCATTTTCTGTTTTACTTAGTTTTGCAAAATGCTGTGGGTGCCAACTAACATATTCTCTTGCTCTAACCCACACCTTTGCGTCCACGGGCAAGTCCTCGGGGATAGTGTAGCGAGGGAGTTTTAAAATTCTAGCATCTCCTTTTATTAACATTACAAGCAAATCCTCGAAAGGAGTAGTAGTTTCAACACTGTGTAAACCATGTTCGCTCAACGAAAAAGTTG